AACACCATTTAGAGTACCTACGGTTAAACCAGACAAGTAGTTAGTTGCATCTACGATGTCTGTACCAGCACTATTCATTACCAAAATAACTTTTTTGCCGTTTGGTACGGAAACACCAGTCTGACCGCTAACTAGAACGGTAACTGCAAAACCGCCAGTAGTATTGTTATAAATAAAGTAAAGCTTTTTATTAGCTGGAACAATCAGTTGACGACCAGCAGTCATTGCACCAGTACACTCAATAAACATATTCCGTGCAACACCTGTCGCACCATTAGGAATAGTAATTGTCTGGTTTGAGTCAGCCATTGCTTGAGTAACTACACCGCTTACCGCTTGTTCAAGTAAAGTTCCAAGGTTGGTATTGGTCGTAGCTCCCCATGTACCTGACTGATCGCCAGTACCGATAAGTTCTAGGGCTAGGTTGGTTGAGTATGTAGATGCCATAATAAATCCTATATTAAGATGATGCTATTTGCGTCCAATTAGGCGTTGAACTACTATCAATTGCTGCCCAAGGTATGCTGTAAGTAATTGTATCTACTGCAGTTACAGACTCTGTAAACGGTTGATTCATAGAAGCAATGGTAGTCATAGACTCTGCTGCTGTAACTGTTTCTGTTATTGCTGGATACCAGTTGCCATTACCTACGTTAGTTTCTAGTGGAGAAACACTTTCTGTTACCGCTAAAGCTATTGTTAGTGCATAAGTCTGTGTATCGGTAGGTTGAGTCGAAGTCCCCCAAACACCTTGGCTCCAAGTGCCAGCGCCCCAACCCGCAAGGGCTTCAATAACGGAGTCGTTATATGTTGCCATCTTAGCAAGAAGCGGTATAAGTTACGTTTAAAGTATCGCCAGACAAAATTGAGCGATTACCAGTACTAAAGTTACCTGCTGAATATAAAGTTCCCGATGTACCAGACTTAGTGCTGTTACTAACTAAAAATGCACCAGCCACAGTAGCCGTAGCATTAACGTTAAATGTAGCAGCGGCAGCGGCAATAGAACTTGTAGCAGTTGCAGTAAAAGTAGCAGCAGGGCGAGTAGCATTGCTATACGGTACAGTTTCAGACCAACCAGCATGAGAAGCCATTGTGTCAGATACGCTATAAGTAGGGGTAGAAGCCCCGTCTACTAGACCTAAATACCAAGTTGTAATAGGTGTAGTGCCAGCAAACATAGCGTTAAGTAAAAGGGCTTTACCTACTGTTACAACAGTATTATCAAAAGTATCTGTCCATTTAATTTGACCATCTGCGTTTAAACAGGTGACCGTATAAACGCCAGTAGCGTTAGCAGACTCTTGAATCTGATTGCCACATATCAGGGATGCACCAGAATTATCGGTTGCGTTAATTTTTTCAAATTGCATGACTGCTCCTAGCTAAATCGAATAATGGCTGAAGTAGCATCAGCCGTTGGAAAAGTAATTGTAAAAGTACCAGCTGTTGTTTTATCGTTGCCAAAATCCAACACCGCAACTGCAGCATTTGTAGTGCTATTATAAATTAAAGCACCCCTACAGGTAAAGGAAGCGCTAGTCCAAGTTACTGGGTCAAAGGAAACATAAGCGGTCTGCCCTGAGGAGGTTGGGACTATCGGCGTAAGGGTTTTCCCACCCGCTGTATAGCCCGCACCAGAGATTTCATTAGAAGTCGTATATATAGTCGTTGAATATGATAGATCCGCAGAAGCCGTATATAGGGCAATTTTATAAACATAAGATGTCCCAGCGGCAAAGTTTTCCAACCCGCTTAAGCAGTTTTGCTTAAATACCGTGCATTGTCCTTGTTGGATTGTCATGCAACTATGTTCCCTTTAAGGTTGGTATTTAACTTGGTTTGACCATCACGATAAGCATCTCCACGCTCTAAACCATTGCCCAAGCGTTGTAATAAGGCTAATGCTTCGGTATAACGATCTTTATGGTAGGTAATAGTGTCTGCATCGGACTTCATAAATGCGTCCGCTTCTAGCAAAGAACCATATAAAAGTACGGACTCAAAATTATCTCCAAGCCATGTACGACCAGTAGAAACGGTTGTAATTGACTCTGGATAGTAGAAATAGTGCAGTTCTACGTTATAAGCGGCATCAGGAGTAGGACCTACAATAAAAGATAATTCATTAATAGCCGATGTGTCAGGTCCAAACAAAGCGTAATAAGCTGGTGTGCCTGTATCTGTAGGGGTTGGGTATGCTTCACGAATAAAGTTTACGTCCTTGTTTAACAGGTATGTGTAACTAGTATCTGGGTTAATTACCGCCATAGAGTACGTGGCTAGGAAGTCTGTTGGACAAGCCAAATACTTATTACTAGCGGTAAGAGTACCAATTACGTTCTTACGTAATGAAGGTAACTGAACTGTGTTGTATATACGCTGTTCTGCGTTGTAAACAAAAACAGGTATATTGTCTACAAAACCCCCAGTAGAGGTATCGTAGTTTTCAGAATAGGCTTCAATAGCCGCAACAAGTTCAGTATATGTCATTAGGGTTAACCCTTAAGCCATTGGTCCACGAGCTTTTAAACCTTTGGTTGCCGCACCGTTTCCACGAGTAACAACACCATCAGTCTTTGGACCACGAGTAATATTACCGATACTTACTCTACGGGCGGGCATACCACCAGGCGTAGATTCATTTGCTGGCATAGTATTTGGATCAGTAGCATAACAAACACCTAAATCAACGTCTGAACTACCAGACATAGTATGAGGTTTTGCGTAGACGCTGGCATTGCCAACTTCTTTACCCATTACTTTTTGAGAAAATTTAGCCATGATTAACGACCTCTTTGATTGGTGGCACGAGCCATATTTTTGCCCATAGCTTTCATGTTCTTGTTTAAGGAACTTTTGTTAGCTTTTGGACCATTATCAATGACTTTTTTACCATCATTAGGCATCACTTGAACCTGTGTTTTACCTTTGCTGGCTACGCCATCTGCTGCTTTTTTGTATCCCATGATTTACTCCTATGTTGATATTGTTACTGTACCTGTTTGCCCTATTGCAATCAAGTAGTTAGGCGTTAAAACCGTGTCAAAACTATTTGCCCCGCCAACAGGATTCCAGCCCCATTGGAAAACTCTACTACCACCTTCTTGATACCCTACCTCAGCTACGCTGTTTCCAGTACCATTTGAAGTTTGTAAACCGCTTACTCCAGAAGCTATGTAACTGGTATCTGGTCTTGGTTCCCGAACCGCTTGTGGGTCATCTACTGGATACATACCCAAAGATAACTGTGGTTGGTCTGGTTCCCAGCACTCAGGACAAACTTTAATGTTCTTAATTTGCTGCTTAACAACAAGCTTTCTAAGCTCTTTTAACTTAAATCTTTGACCACACCGATCACATTCAGCAATCGCAAACTTACCACTACTAAACTTATTAGGCATAGAAAGTAGTCCTTGGCACAAATCTAGACGGAGCTTTCTCCCTATCTTCTGTAGATGCCATTAACCATTGTTCTTCGTATTCTTGTTTTAAAAACTGTGTTCTTGTTTGCCCTTCTGGAATTTTTTGAGACAAATAGAAAGCCAATCCAGCCACCATACAAGGCAATAGACGGAAAGGTATATCTTGTTCTGTTGCGCCGTTTCCAGCGTCTTGTATGCGTCTTAAACGCCAGTAAATAAAGGTATATGGAGCACCACCAGCATCAGGGGTGGGCCAAATATTAATAGAGCTTAAATTTTGAACAGATACAGCCGCACTAATTGAATGCGCCGCAGCAGTTGTTCCGTTCTGCCCACGATAACAATTAGTAAGGGTATTATCTACCACGTTTGCATAGCCGATAGTCTCTGAACCAATTTTAATAAATCCACCACTAGCCAGCTTACTTGCATCACTTACAGTAATAGAGGTATCAGTAGCGCTAATACCAGCTGATAGGGTTACAGTAGTAGTGTTGATTTGAGCTGATTGGCGGTTAATCCACACTTGGATAGGACGACCAGTAGTTAGTTTATTAGGAATCGTTGCGTAAGTAGGCTCAGAAATGCGGCTAATATTAATGTCAACTTGGTTACTAGCAGAACCATTATTCTGTCTAATAACAGAATCTAACAGGTCAATGGTATCGCTATCAATAGGATATAAACCTTGACCAGTAACTAAATTTATTTGACCCTGTTCAACAGTCCAGAGATTAAGACCTCTATTAGCCCACTCAATAGTAAGTAAATTAAGACTTCTGCGGGCTGTTTTTAAATCATATCCAGAACGTAACTGTGAACCACAACGCTCAAAAGCCTCTTCTACAAGGTTATTGAGGTCTAAATTAAACGTTGTGATTCCAGATGTACTCACTTTTTAAATCCCTTAAGGGTTTCCGCCAGCCTAGCCCGCTTACCTTCTACACCAGGTTTCTTTGCTGCGGCAGCTAGTTTGCTGGACGGAATCTTTTTGCCAGCAGGAACACCCAGTTCTTTTTTCAAAGCACCAGGTTTTTTAATTGCTTTTTGAATCCATTTCTCTGCCATTATTTGCTCCTTGCAGCTCTCATGTTATCGACTAAATTAGGATATGGTCTGCCAGCTGCTTTAGCCATAGCTTTTGCTTTAGACTTTTTATCGGCACTCATTTTCTTTGGTTTGCCTAATGACTTTGGACGTGGTTTATCCCAAACTTCTCCGCCTTTGGCGTATTGAGTAAAGTCTGTGTCGTCTCTACGAGCTTTCTTTTTAGCAGAAGGCATTTTGGATGGCTGTATTGCACCCATTCCACGAGAAGGCATCATAGATATTTACCTCTGGTTTTGCCTTTCATAGCGCAACCGTCCGCACGTCTGGATGCAGAAGATACTGATCCACCACGTTTAAACATACCAGATCCGCCATCATCAGCAATTCCTTCGTTACCCCGTCTAACAGGAACTTTTTTACCAGACTTATTGGTAAACTCACCCGCTTTTGGAGATGGTTTAGCATTCATTTCCGCTTGTTTAATGGGAATTTCTTTACCAGCTTTATTAGTAACGGTTCTTGCAATTTCTTTTTCAGCACGTTTTGCGCCCATACTAGCCACTTTTTTAAACATACCTTTTAACAAACCGCCTGGCGTAACATAGTCTTCTGGATGAACTGACTCAAGCGCTTGGGACTTGGTTAATTTTTCCATACGTGCTTTTTCAGCATCCATATCAACTGCTGGCTTTGTAGGTGGAGCAACGGTTTGAGAGACTTTAGAAGTGCTTTTAGCCGCTGAACGAGTTACGGGTGCACCAATATCACGAGACTCTTCACTAGCGCCTTCTACGTACTTCATAGCTCTGCTACGAGTATCATTGTCAATGCTAGGAACTGGATTCTCTGGGTCTACTGTAGAGTACCCACCCTCACCAAACTTACGCATTTTCTTTTTCATTACATTTTCCCGCCGCCGCACATAGAGATAAATGCACCTTTAGTTTTACCTTTGGTGGCGCAACCGTCCGCACGGCTAGAAGCTGAACCGCCTTTAGCTAACTTTAAAGTTGTGCCTTTACCGCCTTTATGCTCTTGCATATCGTGTTGTTTAAACGCTTTTTTAATCATAGCAGTATCTTGCTTCTTATCCATTGCCATGTCTTCTTTCATATCGCTTTTCATCATTCCACCCTTTTTAAAAGTTTTGCCTTTATCGGCAGCAGCAAAGTCCTGACCTACAGATTGTGGAACTCCTGCTTTTTTAGCCATTTTTGGGCTATGGGCAATCATTTCCATAAAATTGTGTTGTTTTTTAGATACGCTTGGCATTATTTATTTCCTAATAAGCTCATCAATTTTGCTTTCAAGCTTGTTAAACCTTGCGTCCATGTGTTCAACAATGCGCTCAACTTCTGCTTTAGTAACA